GATACAAAGGAATCGCGTCTTGGCATTCCCGACTGGCTAAAGAAGCTATGACAACAGGTAAGATTACTACACCATCAGGTAGAGAGTTTGCTTTTCCTGACATGGAAAGGTATTCTAGCGGTAAAGTGTCAAACTTTACACAGATAAAAAATTATCCTGTCCAGTCTTTTGCTACAGCAGATATAGTCCCTGTAGTGTTGTTAGAGATTGATCAACGATTAGCTGACTGCAAGTCATGTATAGTTAATACTGTCCATGACTCTATCGTGGTCGATGTACACCCAGACGAAGAAGTTAAAGTGTTGAGTATAATACGCAATATAAATGATTATATTGATGGGTTGATTCAGCTTCAGTTTGGTGTTACTGTTAATGTGCCACTTCTATTAGAATCAAAAATAGGAGATAATTGGCTTGACACTAAAGACGTGGCGTGATATAACTATGCATCTCAAGAGAAAGGAGTATTAAATGAGTACTGAAATTATGCATATTGATGTGAACAATTTCTCAGCTATGGCAGGTGTCATGGGCATGGGTATTGATTCTGGTGGAGACAAGAAAGCTAATATGCTTGCTCGTCTTAAAATACAACATAGCCCTATCATGGGCGAGAAAGTTGTTGATGGCACAGCTATGAAAGTAGAAGTTGTCAACGGTGGTGTGTACCGATTAGATGTACCCTCTAATGGTATACTTTATAGTAAGGGTGCTGTTATTCGTCCGTTTGCGCAACGCTTCATGTATAAGAGGTTTCACTCTAATCATGGCGCAAAGCCGGGTGAGCCACGTGGCACATATCAAAAGACAATTATGTCTAATGATATGAACACGGATATGAAAGATAATATGGGCACGTTTAACTGTGGTAAGCCTGCTGGATACATACAGGACTACAACGCTTTGTCTCAGGACAAAAAAGATTTAATCAAACAGATTAAACGTGTTCGTGTTATCTTTGGAACTATCAGCATGAGTGATGCTCGTTATGAATCTGGTGAAGCTGGCGAGTGTGTTGATGTCCCGTTTATTTGGGAGATTGATAATCGTGATGCATTTAAACTGATGGGCGAACCTTTTTCTAAGTTAGGTAAGATGCAGCGTCTTCCTGTGCAGCACAACATTAGTTTGGCAACAGAAGAACGTACTATACCTACAGGTGCTGTGTTCTATCTTCCCATCCCCACACTAGATGCCAAGAATGAGATTAAGCTGCAAGAAGCAGACCAAGACTTGTTTGCTGATTTTATGGCATGGGTGCAGAACTACAATGACTACATTTGTTCTGAGTGGGATAAAACCACTCGTAACAAGATGTCAGATGAGGACGTTGAAGTTGTAGAAGACTTTATCGAAATCGAAGGTTCTGGTGATTGAGATGAATCATCCTGCTGAACTGGCTATACATCAATACCTACAGAACGCTATCTCTGGTAATGCTACCATGTCTAAAGATACCATTGAGCAGATAGGTAAAGATGTAATGGCTGCTGCAGAGCGTCAGTTTGGTGGTGGTGGCAAAGGCCGGGGTGACTTTACATTGCGTATGTCTAATGTAGGTCGTCCGGCTTGCCAACTTTGGTATGATAAAAACAAACCAGAGGCGGCTATGCCACCACCCTCTACTTTCGTAATAAACATGATGATTGGAGACATCGTTGAGGCTGTCTTCAAAGGATTATTAACAGAAGCGGGAGTTAAATATGAAGACACGGATAAAGTTTCTCTTAACATTGGTGACGACAGCGTTTCTGGTAGTTATGACCTCATCATTGATGGTGCAGTTGATGATATTAAATCAGCTTCAGACTGGTCATACAGAAACAAGTTTGAGTCCTATGATAGTCTTGCCAGCGGTGATGGCTTCGGGTATGTGGCCCAGTTAGCTGGGTACGCAAAAGCATCCGGCAAGAAAGCTGGTGGCTGGTGGGCTGTGAATAAGTCTAATGGGCAGTTTAAATATGTGCCTGCTACTGGTTTAAATGTAGACGAAGAGGTACAAAGTATAAGGAAAACAGTAGAAACAATAAAGGAGAATAAGTTTGAAAGATGTTTTCAACCAGTACCAGAGAAGTTTAGAGGTAAGGAGACAGGTAATACGATACTCAATACTAACTGTAAGTTTTGCAATTATCGTTTTGATTGTTGGCCTAACATGGTAGAAAGACCTGCTGTAAAATCGCAGGCAAAAAGTCCCCCTATGGTGGCATATGTAGAGTTAAGAAAGGAGTGCTAAATGGATGTACGAGAACTTGAACTTGAAACGCTTGTTGACGAAATTAAAGAATGTGAGTCTCGTCTTAGTGACTTGCGTAAGGAATATCGTGAGCGAAAAACTGCTGGGCTTCGTGATGCTATTGCAACCCGTAATGAAGCAGATAAAGCTATTCAAGAAGAACTTAAATCCCTTGGTTATCGCGGTTATAGCTATCGCTATGATTTGCCTGCATTTAATTGGCGTGATTTGAAGTAGTGTCACCCTATAAACAATTTAGAGTAGCACGAAAATATGGGTATCGTAGCGGTCTTGAATTAAAGATATCTGAATATCTACACGAACTAAAAATAAAGTTTGTGTATGAAGGTATTAAGATTGAATGGGAAGACTTAGCGTACAGAACATATACTCCAGATTTTGTGCTACCTAATGGCATAATAATAGAAACAAAGGGTAGGTTTACTGTCGCAGATAGACGAAAGCATAAGTGTATAAAGAAGCAACACCCTGAATTAGATATCCGATTTGTATTTACAAACAGCAAATGTAAATTACAAAAAGGAGCAAAGACAAGTTATGCTCAGTGGTGTATAAAACATGGGTTTCAATACTACGACAGAATAATCCCTGAAGATTGGTTAAAGGAGAAAGGTAAAAACAAACACCCTAAATTTATAAAGTTTATGGGTACAAAGGTAAAAAGGAGATGAGCAATGGTAGGTAACGGTTTACTATCTAATATATCTAAAGAAGATTTTGTTATCCGAATTAGACCCATGTTAGATGATGAAAATTCATGGACAGGACAAGTAGACATAACCATTGTTACTTTTCCTGAGAATCCACTAGACGATGATGACTATAATCAGTTGATACATTTTAGTAAGATGGTATGTTCTTCAGTCCCTATAATGGAAGAAGTAGAACAAATCAGAGAAATGTTTAATGAGTATGCTCTTTTAAAGGAAGAAGAAGAAGTTGACATAGAAGGTCAAAAGGATGTAAAAAAGACATATGATGGCAACGTCATACATATAAAGTTTGATACAGATACGGAGGGGTCAGCATGAGTAGATATGAAGCGTATATGAAAGCTAGGATGGAAGAAGAAGACGCTATGCAAACATTGCTGCGTAAACAAGCTAATGCACAGAGTGATAATGTTATTGACATGGTTAATAGCCCACCCCATTATAATCAACAGGGTGTCGAGTGCATAGACGCTATACACGCTGCTACTGATGATGGCTTTGAATATTATCTACAGGGAAACATAATGAAATATGTATGGCGTTACAGGTACAAGAATGGAAAGCAGGATTTACAGAAAGCTGCATGGTATTTAGAAAAGTTAATAGAGACGTGTGATGAGAGTTAGAATGTACCTAACTATTGACATAGATGATGAAGAGTATCCTGTTCCAGCAGACGGACAAGTTGGAGAGGAATTAGAGGAAGGCATCCAAGAATATTTTTATGATATAGACGGTGCTTATATCAAAAACATAAAAACAATTACGGAGTAAAAAATGAGAAGCAATCAACTACCTACAGATTATCAAAACTTTATAGCACTGTCCCGTTATGCACGTTGGAAAGAAGAAGAGCAACGTAGAGAGACATGGAGTGAAACCGTGTGCAGATACTTTGATTATATGGAACAGCATCTAGCAGACAAGTGTAATTATAAATTGTCAGATAAACTACGAGCAGAGTTAGAGGAAGCCGTGCTTAACATAAGTGTAATGCCAAGCATGAGAGCCTTGATGACTAGCGGCCCTGCACTAGACAGATGTCATGTTGGTGGGTACAACTGCTCTTATGTGCCTGTGGATAGCCCACGTGCATTTGATGAGACTATGTACATTCTCATGTGTGGCACAGGCGTAGGCTTCAGTGTAGAGCGTCATAATATTGAGAAGCTGCCCGTAGTAGCAGAGGATTTCTACAAAACTGACACATTAATCAAAGTAGGAGACAGTAGACCCGGCTGGGCAAAATCACTTAAAGAACTTATAGCTATGCTGTATGCCGGACAGATACCCTCATGGGACGTATCAGAGGTACGCCCTGCAGGTGCTAGACTCAAGACGTTTGGTGGTAGAGCATCCGGCCCACAGCCATTGGTGGAGTTATTTGATTTTTGTGTTGAGAAGTTTAAGAGAGCAGCAGGACGCAGACTCTTCCCGATTGAGTGTCACGATATCATGTGTAAGATTGGTGAAGTTGTAGTCGTAGGTGGCGTTCGCCGTAGCGCACTTATCAGCTTGTCTAATCTAAACGATGATCAGATGGCACATGCCAAGTCAGGTAAGTGGTGGGAGAATGAGGGTCAACGTGCGTTAGCCAACAACTCTGTAGCATACAAAGGCAAGCCAGAGATGGGTACATTCATGCGTGAGTGGCTATCCTTGTATGATAGTAAGTCAGGTGAGCGTGGTATTTTCAATAGAAAATCTGCACAGGTGCAGGCTGCTAAAAATGGTCGGCGTGATGCTGATCAAGACTTTGGCTGCAACCCATGCTCTGAGATTATATTACGCCCTTATCAGTTCTGTAATTTATCTGAGGTAGTCATCCGCGAAAGTGACACTATGGATACATTGAAAGAAAAGGTTAGGCTTGCCACTATACTTGGCACATTCCAAGCCACACTGACTAACTTTAAATATCTACGTAAAGTATGGAAAGATAATACAGAGGAAGAGCGTTTGCTTGGTGTCTCCTTGACAGGTATCATGGATAATGCCCTGACATCTACCGCAGGTGATAAGTTACCTATATTACTTGGCATACTAAGAGATGAGGCAGTGCGTACAAATGCAGCTATGGCGAAGCAGTTAGGGATACCGCAGTCTACTGCAGTGACCTGCGTTAAGCCTAGCGGCACTGTGTCACAGCTTACTGACGCAGCGTCAGGTATCCATGCTAGACATAATCCATACTACATACGAACTGTTCGTGGTGATAACAAAGACCCATTGACACAGTTCCTTGTGTCACAGGGCATACCTGCTGAACCTGACGTAATGAAACCCGATTCTACCACAGTGTTCAGTTTCCCTATGAAGTCACCCTTGGGTGCAATTACACGCACACAGATGAATGCTATAGAGCAGCTAGAGTTATGGCTGACCTATCAGCGTTACTGGTGTGAGCATAAGCCATCTGTAACAATCTCTGTAAAAGAACACGAATGGATGCAGGTAGGTGCTTGGGTGTATGAACACTTTGATGAGGTATCTGGTATTA